AGAGTACTGTAAGCCTTGATGATGAAAGAGATATTTTGGTTTTGTAAAATGTTAAAAAATAATCTTTAGTTTGTTTTTTTAAAAATGAATTGTATTGTATTATTGTGAAAATAATAATTTCACATTGACTTTACTCGAAAGAATTACAAACGTATTCATTCCTCCTAAAACTCAAAAAAGAGATTTATCTCTTAACACAATTTTCCCAGATGCAAATGTTTTTGATACTGACAAAGCCTTAACGCTTACTGCGGTTTGGTGTGCAATTAGATTACTTGCTGAATCTGTTTCATCACTACCTATTTCTGTTTATACTAAACAACCAAATGGTGATAAATTAGAGGACACAAAAAGTCCAATTTATAAACTTGTAAAATTTAAGCCAAACTATTATCAAAATAAAATAACTTTCTTTGAGTTTATTATGCTCAGTATTTGTACTGAGGGAAATAGTTATGTGCAAATAGTAAGAAACAATTCTGGAACTCCAGTTCAATTAATATGTTTAGACCCTAGCAATGTTACAGTTGTTGTAAATAATAATGAACTTTTTTATCAAGTTGATGGTGGAGCTGTTTTAGATTCTAGCGACATGCTACATTTTAAAACAATAACTGATGATGGTGTTACTGGATTAAGTCCAATTGATCAATGTGCTAAGGCTTTAAACTGGGGTGTAAGTTTAGAAGAGTTTGGCTCAACATTCTTTTCTAATGGAGCAAAGCCAAGTTCTATTTTACAAACTGATAGAGCATTAAGTGATACAGCTTTACAAAGATTAAAAACCAGCTTTAATAGTAATTATGGTAAACTAAAAAATAGTAATTCAACAATTGTATTAGAGGAAGGATTAACATTTAAGCCTATTTCAATAAGCCCAGAACAAGCACAGTTTTTAAGCTCAAGACAATTTAGCATTGAGGAAGTGGCTCGTATCTTCAATTGCCCTCCGCACATGCTCAAAGATTTAAGCAAATCAAGTTTTAATAATATTGAAATGCAATCTCAAGAATTTGTTACATATACTTTGATGCCTTACATTACAAGAATAGAGCAAGAGATGAATTTAAAATTATTTAGAACAAATGAATTAGGTAAAACATTTGTTGAGTTTAATGTAAATGGATTGTTGAGAGGTGATGTTAAGTCAAGAACTGAGGCATATAAAACTGCAATCACAAATGGTTATATGTCAATAAATGAAGTTAGACAAAAAGAAAATATGAACTCTATTGAAGGTGGTGATAAACATTTCATGCAAATGAATATGACTACAATAGACAAAGTTGGTGAAGATGCCTAGCATTCAATGCGACAATGGCAAATGGAAATGGGGTGAAAATGGCTCTTGCATTTATGATTCTAAAAAAGAATCTGATGACGCAAATAGTGATTACAGAGCAATAAGTGATATTGACTTTACTCCAACGCAAGGAATGATTGATGAGGCTAAGAAAGGAAAAGAATGGCGTGAAGAATTTGGCAGAGGTGGAACTGAGGTTGGATTAAAAACAGCCAATATGATTATCAGTAATTCATTAACAGCTGATAGAGTAACAAGAATGTACAGTTACTTACAAAGGCATGAAGTTGATAAACAAGGTGAAGGATTTAGCCCAGACGAAGATGGTTTTCCGAGTGCTGGACGCATAGCATGGGCATTATGGGGAGGTGACCCAGCTGTAAAATTTAGTGAAAAAAAAGCTACCAATCAAATAAGGAACTGGTGTGTTGAATCAAAAAGAAAAAGAAATGAAATAATTGCAGAGGAAGAAAAAGATGAAAGAAATTTAAAAAATTATAATCAAATGGAAAAAAGAATATTTAATATAGAAACAAGAGTTGATTCAACTGAGGATGGTAGAGATTTAGTTGTTGGTCATGCTAGTGTTTATGATTCAAGGTCAAACAATCTTGGAGGCTTTTATGAATATATAGAAAGAGGGGCATTTACTGAAGAACTAATTGCAAACTCTGATGTTAGAGCTTTAATAAATCATGATCCTAATTTAATTCTTGCAAGAAATACATCTGGAACTTTAAATTTAACAGCTGATGAAAGAGGATTAAAATATGAATTTGAAATGCCAGAAACATCTTATGGAAAAGATTTAGCTATCTCAATGAAGCGTGGTGATATTACACAAAGCTCATTTGCATTTACTGTGGCTGAAGATGACTGGTCAACTGATGACGAAGGCAACAATATTAGAACAATTAAAAAAATAGATAGGCTTTATGATGTAAGCCCAGTAACATATCCAGCATACAACATGGCTGAAAGTGATTTAGTTGTTGCTAAAAGAGGATTAAAAGAATATCAAGAAAGTTTAGTTGAGGAAACTAAAGAAGAAATTATTGAAGAAAAAGAAAACAATTTAGTGAGAAATTCTCTTATCTCATTAAATATTGAATTAAAAAAGAGAAAATAAATTTAAAAAATTATAAAATGAAAACATCAATTATTTTAAAGGAGGAAAGATCAGACATTATTTCTCAGTTGGAAAACATTAAAGATGTTGCTACAACTGAGGAAAGAGATTTAACCTCTGACGAAAACAGTCAAGTTGATGGATTATTAACAGAAGTTGATAATCTTGATGCAAAGATTGAAAGAGCTGAAAAAATAGAAACTATCAAGCGTAATGCTGCGGTTGTTTCTGGAGTTACTAGTAATAAAGTAGAAAAAGAAGTAAGAGATTACTCTTTTCAAGATGCTTTAGCTCAAGCTGCAAATGGTAGAATAGAAGGACTTGTAAAAGAAATGGATCAAGAGGCTAGAAATGAGTCAAGATATACTGGTCAATCTTACAAAGGAATTGGAATACCTTCAAGCATATTAACAAGAGCTGCTGTTGGAACTGCTGCTGGAAATGCAACTCAAGTAATGGCATGGACTGACCAATTAGAAGCAAACTTAGTAATGGCATCTGCTGGAGCTAATTTTTATTCTGGAGTTAACAACATGAAATTCCCAGTATTTTCATCAATAAATTCTGGATTCGTTGCTGAAACTGGAGGCTCTGCTCCAGCTGCAAATGGAACTGCAACATCTTTAACTTTAAGTCCAAAGAAATGTATTTCTATTGTAAATGTATCAGCTGAGGCTGTAACTCAAAACACATCTATAGAAGCTGCATTAAGAAGAAACATGGCACAAAGTATTGCTGCACATTTAGAAAAAGCTTTATTGGGTGAAACTGATGTTACTAATGCACCAACATCAATCTTTGCAGATGCTGCTGCTGGATCAACTGCTGCATTCACTAACACAACTGCTTTAGACCTTAGAAACAACTGTTTTAGATGCTGGTGTACAATTAGAAGGAGCAAGAATGGCTTACTTAGTAGATACTAATGCTTATACTGCTGCTAAGTCTGCTGCTCAAGTTTCTAATGTTTCTCCATTATATGATAACAGAGACAAAACTATCAACGGATATTTCTCTTTCGTTTCTAGTAATGTTGGTAACGGTGGTGGTGCTACTAAAGACCACGCTTTATTTGGAGACTTCTCTAAAGTTCACATCGCTCAGTTCGGTGGTTTAGACGTTATTTATGACATCTACACTAACGCTGGAACTGGTGAGCCAAGATATATCTTGACTTCATTAGTTGATGGTGATGCTGTACAAAACGATACTGCTTTTGCTTCTTTGATTGAAGCGTAATTTGTTTATTTTAACGGAGGGAGGAGAAACCCTCTCTCCATTAATTTTTTAAAATGGAATACTATAACTACAACTTCAACACATTAAGAGGCTCTGACTATGTGCCTTATGGTAAGTTAGTTCTAAAGACTGCTCCAACGTCTACGGTAATATCATTATCAGAGGCTAAAGCATTTTTAAGAATAGACTCAGACTATGACGATGACAATACTTATATTACGTCTTTGATTAATGTTGCTACGCAAGTTGTAGAAGAGTTCACTAGACGTAGATTGATGACTCAGACTTACAATCTTTTTTACGATGAGTTCCCTCCTTACATTGACTTACAAGTAGGAGACGTTGCTAGTGTTACTCATATTAAGTATTACGATGCCGACAATACATTACAAACCTTAGCTGCTTCTAATTACGATGTAGATACTAAGGTAAGACCAGGAAGGATATATGAATCGGAGAATGGAGACTTTCCTAACACTTACGAAAGACCAAACGCTGTAGAGGTTGAGTTTATAGTAGGTGGCACAGCGAGTGACGTTCCAGCTCCAATAGTACAAGCTATTTATATCATCGTTGGTCGATATTATGAGAACCGACAAGATGTTGTTACTGGAACTATTGCAAGTGAATTACCACTTATGGTAGACCACTTATTAACTCCTTACCGATTGCTTGAACTATGATAATAGGCAAACTAGATAGAAAGTTAAAACTATATACACAGACTTACTCGACTAACGCTTATGGCGAGAGAGTAGTAGCTAACAATACCTATGTTACCATCTACGCAGACTTTGACTTCAAAGGTGGCAACACTAACTTCGATGCTGATGCCTTAATCAATGACGAGCGTATAGAGTGTTTAATAAGATACAGAACTAACATTGGAGTTTCTCCTCAGTATTTTATCTCTAATGGCTCTACTAATTATTCTATCAAGAGTATTAAGGAAGTAGGTCGTAAAGACGCTATGGTGCTTTTATTAGAGAAGAATGACGTAGTAGACTTATCACAGACAGCTCCTAATCAATTTGTCTTTACTATTGATACAGAAAACACTTCTAGTGGCTCTAGCTTGAATACTCAGTT